TGTAACCAGCCGCAGCCATCGCACGACGTCGAGCCTTCTGAGACGCTGTCTTCGACATAGACTACTCCTAGTTAATTACCACAGACGCCAGGTAGTTATCCTGGAATTTCAATGGGATCACAGAGATACGTTTCTTCTACGCGCTTCCGCCAGTAGCGTTGAGACAACCGGACTCCATCTTAGATCGGCTACTGGTAACTTACCTCTCTCACCAGAACCAACATTGAGGAGTTCATTAGCACGATATACCTCCGAATCATCCCGGATAATCTTACCCAGAGCTTCGCGGATGTAACCGTCGAACGTCCACAACCAAACACACAACTCTTTAAACCTTGGATGATCAAAAGCGTTGTTTGCCTGTTGTAAGTAGCGATACGTATTGTACTTGGCTAACCACTCATCCTTTTGAGCAGGGGCACGTTCGTGCCCCATCATATTACAGGATGCCCGATAAATGGGACGTATGCCAGGGATTAACCCTCCAACATCGTAATCAAGTGAATGATAATTTTGCAAGTATATCACCCGCCGAGACGATATTAGGTTCTTATCCTCAGACATTGTAATGGTCATACCTAATTCGGAAGATAGAGTGTCTGACAACACAGAGTATGACGGTAAACCCTTGAAGGAGTAAACCCCATCATCCCCTTGAACGAGTGCTGAGCACACAGTGCCACCATTAATGGTGGCGGCGTACTTCATTACCCATAAGTTGACCAGACTATCTACCAGATTCGTTAAAACCGAACCTGAAGGAATCCCACGGCGCCTATCGCGAATAATACCACCAGGCACAATGAGACCAGCCTCCTTAAACGCCTTCAAAATGAAAGCGAAACGAGGCGCTTCACTACCCGAAAACCACGAAGCCATAACCGAGAAAACCCGATCTATAACCTCAAATGGCACAGAAGCATCAAACCCCGTAAAATCCAAAGAAAGAAAAGGATTTGACGCTCCACGCAACATCCTAGTAATTACCTCATTAACCCGAACTGGACCAACCAAAGCACAAAAGATTGGTAACTGTTTCAGTTCAGTAGAGATGGGTGTGAATACAGTCCGTTCAACTATACCCAATACCCTAGACCATTGCGTAATATACCTTGTCTTAGAGTAAGTATATGGACCGAAGGAAACACTACGGGCCCCAATGAGACCCAAGTAATCCAAAGCCATACCTAGGGGAAAACCCAAACTTTCCAAATAGAGCGCCTCCGCAAGATACGCCCTTAAGAAAGCCTTACCCGTGACAAACTTCGGGTAACCCAAACCGGTATTCGTAGGAAGGGAGATAGCTGCCTTAACCATACTAGTTGGTTTCAGGTAACCCTTCCTCGTAACACTGTACAACGATCGTACAAAGTCGCTAGCGATATTGGCGGCCCTCTCGTTCAGGACCACCGGATGGCGAGTGCGAACCGCTTCAACCTGAGTCTTCAACGAATCCCCCACGACGTGTTGAGTAACGTCCCAAGGGGGTCTCCGCGATAAAGTCCCATGTTTACTCCTACATTTCGCCTCCGCTTTCGCTAGCCATTCTGGGAGAGACGACAAATTACAGTACTCTTCCAATTTGTCGCCTAACCACTTCCTGGCTCGATCTTTATCATAGCCAGGTTGCCGGTAGGACTTCCCCAAAAGGGGCGTCCCATAGTCATCAGTCACGCCTGACGAGAAGGTGCCCAGAAAACAAGCGACTTTACGCTTATCCTCCGGCAAACATCTCATCCGGTCGTATTTCACGACCTCCTCCCAAAAGAAATTATTTTCTAGCTACGCCAAGACCCAACTTGAC